TATGATGTTAGAGATCATGTCTCTTCTCAATGATACTGTCACACCAGTTCCTGATATTGGAAACTTTTATACTTTTGTGTACAATCCAAAAACTCCAAACATTACATATGATCAGCATCCATTGATAGCTTGCACTGACATTTTTAGTTGGGGTTTCCGTGGTTTAAATTTTCATTGGAGAAAGTATCGTAATTACACATGGAATGAACTTGCAGGACAACTTTACATAGTGCAACCAGATGAACTTGATGAACTTCTTGCAATTCCTTATGCTAAGTTCCTAAATAACTAAAAAAGTCGATAATGCCATTTAAGAACGGAGAAAATAATGTGGTTAGTAATTCTGCCCCTATTAAAATAGGGGGAGTGCTTCCGATTGGTTTGGATGCGAAGGCAGTTGATGGGTATAATCCTATTTTTACAACAAGATTAGTTGAAGATGGTTTTGATGAAAAAGGTAATGCATTTTATAAAACAGAAGTTTATAAATTCAACTCTGCAAAAGAGGCAAACAATTTTAATAATAAAGTAAATAATCCATCTTTAGGTCTACAAAAACAAGCTTTATCCCAAAATAAAGATAATATAATCGCGACTGGATCAAGTAGACCCGGAGAAAAAAATTTTGAATTTACTGAAAATGCTAGTGATGTTGATAAAAAATTTACAGAAAGAATATATACAGTTCAAAAGAGACAAATAAAACAAATAGTAAAAGATGAAGGTGATAATGATAGGACTGGTCGTGCTTCTACAGCGTATGGTACAAAAGACAAGAGCACTAAAAAATTAAAAAAAGATCTTAAAAATTTTGGACAAAACTCAACACAAGAAAATCCTGTTGAGTCAGTTGATAAACCAGCAATAAATCCAGCAGATCTTAGAAAAGGTATGGGTAGGGATACTTACGGTGTGTTATTTTATCCAAATTTTATAGAAAGAAGCAATCAGGATAAATTAAAAATAACAGTTCTGAAGCAATCATCTCGATTGAGAAGTCCAACAACAGGAGAAAAAAGAGTCGTGAGAGGACAAGGTTCATCGGTAAATTTACTAGGCGAGTTTGCTCCAAGGAGAATCAAACAAACCAGAGGATCAGGTGTAAACGCAAATAATAATAAAAATAAAAATATCAAAGAAGAGATAGGTGGAGCAACAAATTTAGATAACCGAAGAAGAGCTGAGTTTGGAAAAAGAACCATCGGACACATAACTCTTCCAATTCCAAACGGAGTAACTGATACAAACAAAGTAAACTTTGGTAGTGGAACACTTAATCCTTTTCAAGTTGGTGTTGCAGGTGTGGCACTTAAAACTTTATTAGAGGGTTTAGGTGCAGGTGCAGAGGAGGCATCAGAAATTTTTAGAAAAGAAGCTAAAAATCCACAACTTAAACCAGCGTTAGCAAATTTAATTACCTCAAGCATTATTGGAGTTGATAATAATGAGTTGCTTGCAAGAGGTGAGGGAGTGATTGTAAATAATAATCTTGAATTGTTATTTAAAGGGCCTACATTAAGACCATTCACTTTTCAATTTATATTCAGTCCTAGAGATCGAGGTGAGGCAGTTCAAGTGCAAAAAATTATAAGATGTTTTAAACAGTCAAGTGCAGTTCAAAGAACCCCCGGTGGTATATTTCTTGCAGCACCTAACACATACAGATTACAATTTTTTAAAGGCCCCACACCTCACAAATTTTTACCGAAAATTAAAGAGTGTGCATTATTATCAGTTAGTGTGAACTACATGCCGGAAAATAGTTATATGACATATGAAGATTCATCAATGGTTGCCTATTCCGTTAACTTAGCTTTCCAAGAACTAGAACCAATATTTAATACTGATTATGATCAGGTTGATATGGATGCTACAGGGTTTGGACAAGGCAGAGGCCCTATGAGTATGAGATCAATGGAAGATACTGGAGGAATAGGTTTCTAACATGGCAAACCCTTATTTTCGCAACATACCAGAGTTTCTTTATGTAAATCGCACTAAAGATGGAAGAATGGATGGTGACTTTAGTGTAGTAAAAAACTTTTTTAAGAGAGCAAAATTAAGAGAAGATATCTTTCAAGACTTAGTTTTTTTTACTAAATTTAATGTAAAAGGAGATGATCGCCCTGATAACGTCGCAGAAAATTTCTATGGTGACTCTAACTTAGATTGGGTTGTATTGATATCAAATAATATTATCAATGTGCAAAGTGAATGGCCTCTATCACAGGCAGATTTTTTCACATACTTATCAGAGAAATATCCTGATGAAACTAATTTGTATTCCGGAATACATCATTATGAATCGAGTGAGGTAAAAACAAGTGATGATGTCGTTATTATTCCCTCTGGCATAAGAGTCGGAGTTGGTCAAAGTGTTACATTTTTTGATGATGGAATAAATCAACAAGTCACAAGAACAAACATAGCATCACCAATAACAAACTATATGCATGAGCAAAAATTAAATGATAAAAAAAGAGAAATATTTTTATTAAAACCTGAGTATATTAATTTAATGATTGATGACCTTCAAGAAATTATGACGTACAAAAAAGGTTCTACCCAATTTTTGAGTAGAACCTTAGTACAAGGAGATAATATCAGATTATTTGATTAACTATCTGCTAACTTTTGAAAGTAGGATAGTGCATCATCTTCATCAGAATCAACAGTAGTGGTTGCTGCAGGAGTTGCTACTGCTTGTGTAACTACTTTTTCTGCAACATCAAGACCTTCGCTTTCACTCTCTAATTCTTCATCAGGAATGTAACGATTGACTGGCTTTTTGCCAAG